CCAGACCACCATCTCCACCGTGTGGAATGCCATCAAGGCCACGGTTACTACGGTAATTACGGCCATTCAGACGACACTTTCGACGGCTTGGACGGCCATCCAAACGACCGCCTCCACGGCGTGGAACGCGATCAAGACAGCCATCTCCACTGTGCTGACAGGCATCCAGACAACCATTACTACGGTCTGGAATGCCATCAAGACCATCGTGCAGGCCGTGGTCAGCGGTATCAAGGCGCTCATCACAGGTGACTTTGAGGGTGTGAAAAACGCCATCACAACCATCATGAACACCATAAAAAATACCATCAGCACGGTCTGGAACACCATCAGCGGTGCTGTTTCCACGGTTCTGAATACGATAAAAAATGCCGTATCCAGTGTATTCACCAATATCAAAACCGCAATCTCCGGTGCCATGAGCAGTATCTTCGATACCATCAAAGGAGGCTTCGAGAAGGCGGTCGGGTATATCACGGGTCTGGCATCCAAGGCATTCACCTGGGGCAAAGACCTGGTTATGGGTATTGTCAACGGCATCAAAAGCTGTATCAGCGCCGTGGGTGATGCGGTCAAGAGCGTGGCAGACAAGATTACATCCTTCCTGCATTTCTCCGTTCCCGATGAAGGCCCGCTGACTGAATATGAAAGTTGGATGCCGGACTTCATGCAAGGCTTGGCAAAAGGCATCGAAGGCAGCCGCGGCTTGATTGAAAAGGCTGTATCCGGTGTGGCATCGGATATGATCATCAATCCGAAACTCGGCACGATGGATGCAAGCGGTCTTTCTTACAGCGGTCATGCCGTTTCCGGGGAAAGCACCGGAACAAGCATTGCTTCTTCCATTACCGATGCCCTCAAGGGTATCTCCGGCAATACAGGCGATATTGTTATCCCCGTGTACCTCGGCGGCAATCTCCTGGATGAGGTTATCGTCAATGCCCAACAGAGGGCAAATCTGAGAAGTGGAGGTCGATAATATGGCATTTGTACAGTATTTGAAATTTGACTATGAGAACCTGCCTTTGCCCGACTCCTACGACTTGGATCTGAGCGATGTGGAGGCAGACAGCGGCGGTGAGACCGAGGCAGGCACTACGCAGAGAGATGTGATAAGGGCGGGAGTGGTTACCATTTCCGTCTCTTTCTCTGTAACACCTACCTGGCTTGCCAAGCTGTCTGCCTACGCAAAGAAAAGCAAAATTCTCGTAACCTACTTTGATACGGAAACCCTCGCAACCAAGGAAACGGAAATGTATATCACCGGCTTCAAATCCAAATTGGAGAAGGACACTTCCTACAAGGGTCTGTGGACGGTTTCCTTTACGCTCAAAGAATTCTGATGGGAGGTGAACCATGTATCCGGTATCAAATGCCTTTCTTGAGGCAATCGAAAGCAACACACGAAAATACTACTGGACGGGTACGATCACCACGGTGAACGGTGTCCGCTACCCGTTTGAAAATAAGGACATCGTCAAAGGCTCCGGGTACATCACCCGTCAGTGCTGCGGCTCCACGGAAATCGAACTCGGCACGGTCTATGCTGCTGAACTTGGCATCAGCCTGTTTTCGGACATAGACCGTTACACCCTTGAGGGTGCGGAGGTCAAGCTATACTTCCACCTTTACCTTGCTGACGGAACCGTGGAGTCCATTCCGATGGGTGTGTTTGAGGTGTCGGAGGCAAACCGAAATATCAAGACCCTGGAACTGAAAGCCTATGACTATATGCTCCGCTTTGACAAGGCACTAAGCCTCAATGCCACAAGCGGCACGGCATTCAATTATCTGGCGGCGGCTTGCTCCGCCTGCAAGGTGGAACTTGCCCAGACCCAGGCCCAAATCGAGGCTCTGCCCAACGGCAAGGAAACCCTCGGTGTATATGCCGAAAACGATATGGAAACCTATCGTGACCTTTTATTCTATGTGGGGCAGGTGCTTGGCTGCGTCTGCCTCATCAATCGTGAGGGCAAGTTACAGCTTGTGCCGTATTCGGATACTGCGGTGATGACCATTCCGCAGAAAGGACGCTACACCAGTTCCTACTCGGATTTCGTGACCCGCTACACAGCGGTATCCTCCACCAATCAGCTGCGAGAGGTGGCTGAGTATTATGCTCTGGAAACTGACGATGCCCTTACTATGAACCTGGGTGTCAACCCACTGTTGCAGTTCGGCTTGGCGGCAACCCGTGAGCGTATCCTTACAGCCATCCTCAATGCCATCGCAAAGGTAGAATATGTCCCGTTTGACAGCAGCACCATTGGCAATCCGGCTCTGGATCCGATGGATGTGTTGCAGTTTACGGGCGGCCACGCAGATAACACTAAGGTCTCCTGTATCACAAGCATTACCTACAACATAAACGGCAAGCACAACCTCAAGTGTGTGGGAAAGAATCCCAAACTGTCCTCTGCAAAAAGTAAAAACGAAAAGAACATCGTGGGACTGCTGAACCAGGTGGAAAATAACAAGACGGTCGTTTACAGTTTTATGAACGTATCACCGTTCTCCATCGGTTCGTCTGCTACGGAAGTCCTGTCCATCACCTTTACGGCAAAGGAAAGTACCTCGGCTATGTTCCTTGGCGAATTTCTGCTTGATGTGGTTGCCGAGGATGTGGAGAAAACCATAGAGGGCACCGCTACCCATGCCGTAGAAGAAGCTGAAAGTCTTGTCGAAAAGGAACACGCCGTGACCTTTGCCTTTACGGAAAAGACTCAGCCTATTCTGACGGTGACCTATAAAATCAACGGTGAGACCGTGGATACCTTTATTCCGCAGAAGACCTGCGTACACGGAAAGCAGATACTGACCCTTTTCTATCCCATGTCTGCCATTATCGAAAACAGCGAAAATACCTTTGATGTATTCCTCTCTGTGGATGGTGGCACGGTGAATATCGGTGAGAGCCAGATTCGTGCAACTATCAGCGGACAGGGCCTTGTTGCAGGTATCGGTGATTGGAACGGTCGAATTTCCATCAACGAGATCATCAATCGCATCGGTATTTTGGAGGTACCTTTCAGCTATACCTCAATTTCCGACAGCACCGCAATTATTCATCCTTGGCTCGATTACCACGGTGTTACCCAGGCGATTGCCCGCATTGCCATTACGGATGTCCAGTTCGGCTATGACCTGCTGAACGAGCGTATTACCGCAACCGAGGTCATCAAGACCTTCACGATGGATGCGGAATATCCTCCTCGTTACAATATGACCCTTGTTGGTCTCAATGAGGACGATGCCTTTGTTATGGTCTGCGATTATGCCATTGTCTCTGCCGAGGAAGAAATCGACCACGGCAGAATGCAGCACTTGATGGTCGATACCGCACAATATGAGCGCGTGGAAAGTTTGGAGGTGGAACTGTGTTAATTGAACAGACCGATTATTTATGGAAAAGGAGTCCGCTTGAGGATATCAGCCTCGCAGCCGGCTCCTTTGCCTTTGTCCCAGAAAAACCGGTCAGAGTCTACAAATTTGACTCTGCCGACTATACCGGAGAAATAACTATTTTTGAAGCCGAAGATGCGACCGAACCCTTATACCAAGGCACTCTGCCGTATATCCCGGATATGCCCATTGCCGTTGACGGTCTGGTGTTTGTGTTGCCGGAAGGCGAAGAACCCATCTCTGCTACCATTCATTTGGTGGCGGAGGTAGGCACTCCCAAAGCAATGCTCACACCGTACCTTAACACCACTACCGGAATGTCTGCCATTACCAGTAGCTACAACGATGACAGCGTTTATAACACCACAGGATTGTCCGGTTTCAAGTTTAACGGCAGCACCGCATCCACCATTTATATCAGCAGTAACCATTACATCGGCTTCGGCTCAAACAGCGAACAACTGAAAATCTGCCGCAGGGACGGATGCTCCACGGCTATCTACCGCCAGTCTATATCCCTGGCGGATGGAATGCAGGTTCTCAAAATCCGCTTCGAGGGGTACACCGTATACAGCAACCGTGTCACCAGCAACAGGCTGATTTTTGAGTTATTCCTTATTTCCAACAACGATATGTTCCTCAACGTCATCACCACCCCCACCAGTGGAAACAGCGGAACATCGGAACTGATCTGCAACAACACTACCACTTCGCTGAATCTGAATGTAGGTTCTGCGGACGGTGCGATAGTCAGCTTCTATCATAAGGACGCGCAAGGCAAGACCTGGGACATTGTATATGAGACCTACAAGCAGTCCGGTGTATCCTCTCAGCTATATTTGCTCCGCTTGGAAGATACCTTCTATACCATTGCTGACGGTGAAATGGCGGCTCTGGAACTGACCGAACCTTCTGCCGTGGCATTCCTGGAATATGGCTTTGAGGAACTACCCACAGCGGAACTTTTGACCCCGCTTGTAAATCCGCAGCTGTATTTATGGGAATCCGGTGAGGATACCACACCCGTCAAAGCGGTGCTGAAGGCATACCCATATCCGCAGACACTTTCCTGCGTTGCGGATATGGGCCACATCACCATTTTGAGTATCAAGCTGCTCACCGCAGAATACTCCGGGGATGTGCGTGTCCAGTATTCTCTGGATGATGGCAGCAGTTACACAGACGAGATGCCGTTGGCGGATTTTCTGAACACTGACCTTACCGTGTTGTGGGAAAGCCTGCCGGAAAGTAAAAAGCTATATCTGCGTTTCATTCTCCATGACAACGCGGCACTCTCGCGCTTCAAAATTACCTACGAAAACTAAGGAGGGATAGAAAATGCTGAAAGGCAAAATGATTATTGAGATGACCGATGTGCATACGGGCGAAACCCAAACAGTGGTGGAACACAATATGATCACCAACGCACTGTCGGAAATCTTCAAACCCCTGGGCCTGGCGAAAGACCCAAGTATTCTGTACAACACCTTTGCTCCTTACTACCAGAAGCTGCTTGGCGGCATTCTGCTCTTTGATAAGGAGATCGGTGAGAACCCTAACACTCTTTATCCGCCTGCGGATGTGACGCTCGTTGGCTGTGCATCCTACGGCACACAGAACAACACCAAAGGCACCAAGCGTGGTGGCTACAACCAAACGGAAAGCGAACTGAACCTTACCGACCGTTATATGAAGTTCGTGTATGACTTCACCACTTCCCAGGCAAACGGCACGATTTCCTGTGTCTGCCTGACTCATGCGAATGGCGGCTACACCTCGTACGGCGGCGCGGATGCGGTTCTGTCCTCGTCCTATCCCTTGGGTGCCCGTGTGGATGACGGCTCTTTGCAGTATGTCTACACCAACTACACCGGCGGCAGTACCGGAGATAAGTATAGCGGTTATACCGTTGGCACCACCGAGCTGCTCTTCCTTATCGACCGTGAAAATGACATCGCATATTACTTCCGCATCGATAGCACCTCCGCCATCACCATCGTAAAACGCAGAGCCTATCTGAAGAGCGTGTCGGTGCTGACAAGTCCGTACTCCAAAAAGGAATATGTGGATCAGTTTAAGATCGAGGGTCTTTCCCTCAACACTTCCTACATTTCCTATAACTTCGACCATGCCACCAACTGCCTGTTCATCACCTCGTCCTCTGCAAGCTATAAGGACGCGGGTGGCGCTTTCAACATTACAAAAATCGACATCAGCAACTGGACAGTGACAAAGTACAGCATGACCAACACCGCCAATGAGCGAATCAACACCAGTGGTATGCGATATGCCTTTTGCCACAACGGTTTCGTTTATATCAGAGCCTACAACAGTCCCTATAACATATATAAGTTTGAAATCGGCAATTCTGCAAATGTTGTGAAAATGAAGAAGAGCAGCACCTCGAATATCAGCGGACAGGCACAACTTGCCGTCAATGGTCGTGTATATTACGAATACTACAACGGCAACTATATCCTGCACATCGCAAATGAGGCAACAGAGGAAGTCCTAAACCCGGAAAACGGCTACATTTACTGTGGCAGTTCCAAGTATCAGTATTGCTATACACCGGTGCTGAATGAGCCGATGCTGTATTTCGTCAGCTGTGGCAGCCAGACCACCATTGGGTACATTATTCTGCTCAACTATCTGGCAACCATCAACAACCTTCCGGAGCCTGTCACAAAGACCAGTGACAAAACCATGAAGGTCACCTATATCATCCAAGAACAATAATCACAGAAATCTGCGATTGCTCCATCCGGGGCAGTCGCTTTTTTCATACATCAATTTATGAAGGAGGAACTCTCTATGAAGGAACTTTGGAACACTGTGCAGCTTGTATTTGCTGCGATTGGCGGATGGCTTGGCTATTTTCTCGGTGGCTTTGACGGCCTGCTTTATGCGCTCATTGCCTTTATGGTGGTGGACTACATCACGGGTGTCATGTGCGCTGTTGTAGACAAGAGCCTTTCCAGCGCCGTTGGCTTTAAGGGCATCTGCCGTAAGGTTCTGATCCTTGCCCTGGTTGGCATTGCCCACATTCTGGACGCCAATGTCATCGGTGACGGCAGCGTACTCAGAACCGCAGTTATTTTCTTCTACATCTCCAACGAAGGTGTCAGCCTGCTTGAGAACGCGGCGCACCTGGGTCTGCCTATCCCTGAGAAGATGAAGGAAATCCTGGCACAGCTTCACGGCCGTGCTGACAACACTGATGAAGGAGACGAATAATTATGGCTTTTACGAACAGCCCTCTGGTATCCTACACCAAGATTTCGCCCAACCGCACCAAGAACCGTAACCACACCATTGACACCATCACCATCCACTGCGTGGTGGGTCAATGCTCCGTGGAGACCCTGGGTAATGTATTCGCGCCGGAGAGCCGAAAGGCATCCTCCAACTACGGTGTCGGTGTGGATGGCCGTATCGGTATGTACTGCGAGGAGAAAGACCGTTCCTGGTGTTCTTCCAACGCGGCCAATGACCACCGCGCCATTACCATTGAGGTGGCATCCGACACCACGCACCCTTATGCGGTGAACGAGAAAGCCTATGCTGCACTCATCGACCTTTGCGTGGATATCTGTCAGCGTAACGGCATCAAGAAACTGGTGTGGTCTACCGACAAGAATCAACGTGTGAACCATCTGAACGGCTGCAACATGACCGTTCACAGGGACTACGCAAACAAGTCCTGTCCCGGTGATTATCTGTATGAGCGCCACGGTGCCATTGCGGATGCGGTCAATGCAAGGCTGAATGCCACTGTTGAGGACAAGACCGAAACACCTGCTGAGACCACTCTGCCCGAAAAGCTGACCACGGGATACTACCGTGTGCGTAAGGCTTGGAAGGATGCCAAGAGCCAGGTCGGTGCTTACAAGGTGCTGAAGAATGCGAAGAAGGCTGCGGACAAGAACCCCGGCACTTTTGTTTTTAACCCCGATGGCAATGCTGTCTATCCCGTTGAAACCAAAGCCGAGGTCACCGAAAAGGCAGAACCCTTCCAGTCTTACCTTGTGCAAGTGTCCATCAGCAATCTGAACATCCGCAAAGGCCCCGGCACAAACTATGCAAGGACAGGTCGTTTCACCGGAAAGGGTGTCTTTACCATCGTGGAAGAAAGCAAAGGTTCCGGTGCTACCCTCTGGGGCAAGCTGAAGTCCGGCGCCGGATGGATCTCCCTGGACTTTGTAAAGAAAATCTAATACGGATACCAAGCTTCCAGCCCTCTGAGGATTTATTTCCTTGGAGGGCTTATTTTTTTGCTTATTTTCGGCCAATATCAGTGTTTCTGTCCAGATGGGTCATTGAGGAAACCTCTTTTCTGCTGAAAAAGTGTTGATTTCGTGGACCAGTTGGCACTTTCACCTCCAGTGGGTATCGAGGGAGAGCCCTCAGATTGGAGGATACCCGCTATGACGGATTTACAGAAAAGTCAGATTACCGCTCTGCGTGGGCGGGGGTATGGCTATAAGAAGATTGGACAGCTGATGGGTCTGTCTGTGAACACCGTGAAAACCTACTGCAAAAGAAATGACCTGGGCGGTGCATTCACGAACCCGGACGCACAGTCCAAGGCAGAAAGGTGCAAGTGCTGTGGTGGCCCCTTGGTTCAAGCACCGGGCAGAAAGACAAGGGTATTTTGCTCCGATGCCTGTAGAACCAAATGGTGGAATGCCCATCCCGAACTGGTCAAGCACAGGAACGGCCGTCAGATGGTCTGCGGTCATTGCGGAAGGTCTTTCGTGGTTAATAAAAACAGCACCCGTAAATATTGCTCTCATAGCTGCTACATTGCAGACCGCTTTCACGGAGGTGATCGGCAATGACCAAAGAACAACTGCAAGCGGAAATGGCATATCACGCATCGTTGGAGCCGTTCGCTTGTCTCCTAAAAGATGGCGTGATCAGTGAAGAGGATTACGCCATAATTAAGACAATTTTGACCAAGAAATACCGCCCCATATTTGTCGGATATATATCTCCAAAACAACTGGATAATAATCCGATTCAGAGGTAATATGTACGCTACGAAAGGGGTGAGAACCATGAAAAATGTATTTGATATCACACCACAGCAAACTAAGCCGCAAAGGAAAAAGCGGGTTGCTGCGTATGCAAGAGTCTCCACCGGCAAGGACGCAATGCTCCATTCTTTGAAGGCCCAGATTGATTATTACCATGACTACATCAATCAGAATCCAGAATGGGAATTTGCGGGTATTTATGCTGATGAGGCTAAGACCGGAACAAAGGACAGCCGTGAGCAGTTTCAGCTGCTATTGAAGGATTGCAGAGCCGGAAAAATCGACCTGGTGGTGACTAAGGCAATTTCCAGATTCGCCCGTAATACGGTGACGCTTCTGGAAACAGTCCGTGAACTACAGTGCCTGGGCATTGATGTGTATTTTGAAGAACAGAACATTTATACACTCAGTGCCGATGGCGAACTGATGCTCACGTTGTTGGCATCCTTTGCCCAAGAAGAAAGCCTCTCCGCAAGCGAGAACCAAAAGTGGCGGATTCGCAAGGGATTTGAACAAGGCAAGGCATCCACCTGTCAGATGCTCGGATACCGACTGGTAGACGGTGAAATCACCATTGTCCCCGAAGAGGCTGAAACGGTTCGCCGTATCTTTGAACTGTACCACCAGGGATATGGGATGCAAAAAATCTCCAACATCATCAATGAGGAAGGTCACCGCACCGTTAAAGGTCGCGAGTGGCGTGTTTCCAAAGTGCGGAGCGTCCTCAAAAACGAGAAATATACCGGTGACCTGCTCCTTCAAAAGTGCTTCGTGCGAGACCACGTTTCAAAAGCCTGTGTACCCAACCGGGGTGAACTCCCACAGTACTATGTGGAAGAGGATCATGAGGCAATCGTTGACAAGGATATCTTTGGATCGGTACAGGCACTGATGGCACAGCGTAGGGCTGAATACACACATTCCAAAGGACATGAGAGTGCTTTTAGCCGTAAAATTCGCTGCTCCATCTGTGGCAAGAACTACCGTAGAAAAACCACAGCCTATAATGTGGTTTGGTGCTGCAGCACATTCAACACCAAGGGCAAGAAGTACTGCGCATCTAAAGTAATCCCGGAGGCTACCTTACAAGCTGCCGCCGCAGAAGTCATGGGGCTGCACCATTTTGATGAGGCAAACTTCGAAAGCCAAATCGACCACATTGAGGCTTGCCCGGATAATCTGCTCCGTTTCGTTTTTGTTTCCGGTACAGTTAGGGAGTATCGTTGGAAAGATCGCTCCCGCCGTGAGAGTTGGACAGACGAAATGCGAGAAACTGCCCGGAAGAAAGCCTTAGAAAGGAGCAGCGCCAATGGCTAAGAATGTAAAGGTAATCCAGGCAACCTCGCCTATTTTGTCAGCACAGTCGCAAATATCCGTAAAAAAGAGAAGGGTAGCTGCGTATGCCCGTGTTTCGACCGAAAAGGACGAACAGCAGAACAGCTACGAAGCCCAGATTGAATACTACACCCGGTACATCAAAAGCAATCCCGAATGGATTTTTGCAGGAATCTATTCTGATGAAGGAATAACCGGAACGAGCATCAAGCGCCGTGACGGCTTTAATAAGATGATTGAGGATGCCCTCGCAGGAGAGATCGACCTCATCGTTACGAAGTCCGTCAGCCGTTTCGCCCGTAATACCGTTGATAGTCTTACTACCGTCAGAAAACTGAAAGACAAAGGCGTTGAGGTTTACTTTGAAAAGGAGAACATTTTTACATTGGACTCCAAAGGGGAACTGCTCATCACCATCATGTCCAGCCTTGCCCAGGAAGAAAGCCGATCCATCAGTGAGAACACCACCTGGGGACAGCGCAAACGCTTTGCAGATGGCATCATGAGCCTGGGTTACAGCAACTTCCTCGGTTACAAGAAAGGTGCCAACCCCGGTGATATGGAGATTGTGGAAGAAGAGGCTGTTATCGTAAGAAGAATTTACGATGAGTTCCTTGCCGGAAAATCCCCTGGGGAGATTGCAAGGCGTTTTACCGCAGAGGGGATTTCCACTCCTGCTAAAAAGACCAAGTGGCACACATCCACGGTAATCAGCATCCTTCGCAATGAAAAATATCGCGGAGATGCAAAATTACAAAAATCCTATACGCGATCCTTCCTTGACCATCGGACAGTTAAAAATACGGGACAACTACCCATTTTTTATGTTTCCGAGAATCATCCGGCCATCATCAAGCCTGAAGTCTTTGAGATGGTTCAAGAGGAGTTCCGCAGACGTGAGGCGGCAGGTGGACGCGCACAATGCGTATCCATCTTTTCGGGCCGTATCGTGTGCGGTGACTGCGGTTGCTTTTACGGCAGGAAAAAGTGGCATTCGGGAACTCCACACGAATCCTGGCGTTGGCATTGCAATAATAAATTCATGAAGCGTGAACATTGCCAGACCCCTACACTGAAGGAACAGGGGCTTGAGGAATGCTTTGTCACAGTGTTCAACAGTATCCTGGCTCGGAAGGAAGAAATCGCAGCGAACTACGCAGAGTGCCTGGATGCGATCACAGATGACAGCGCCTTGCAAGCCAGAATGGAGGCTATTCATCAAGAGACCGCTGACATAACCACGCTAATCAACAACCTGCTCATGAACAGCAGTAAACAGCGAGGCGGCGGCGATGACACCAATGCGCGATATGAACAGTACATGGCCCGCCATGAGGCACTCCAACAAGAGAAACTGGAACTTTCACAGAAGATATCCCTCCTGGCGGCAAAACGGCTGTTGGTCAATGCGTTTCTTGAGGAACTGGCAAAGCATGACGGCCCCCTTACCGCATTTGATCCACTGGTATTCCAAGCCACCGTGAACTATGTAACTGTGAATAAGGATTGCTCCATCACCTTCCTTTTTCGGGATGGTACAGAAATAACCACAACCATTCAGAAGGGGGTGAGACAGTATGCCAGAAGGCAGCCGAAGCCTGACAGTGATATACCCACGGACAATGACGGAGGAGAATCCACCTAAACGGCGAGTAGCTGCCTACTGCCGTGTGTCAACGCAGGCTGAGGAACAGAACCACAGCCTTGCGGCGCAAATCAGCTATTACACCAAGCTGATAGAAGAAGATCCCAATGCCGTTCTGGTGGACATCTATGCCGACAGGGGCACCTCCGGCACACGAACACGAAACCGCACCAACTTTCTCCGATTGGTCGATGATTGCCGAGCCGGAAAAGTCGATGCCATCATTACCAAGAGCGTATCCCGTTTCGGACGCAACACTGTTGATACACTACTATTCACCAGAGAACTCCGCAGCCTTGGCGTTGACGTATATTTTGAAAAGGAAAACCTACATACCTGTTCTGCTGAGGGTGAGCTTCTGCTTACCCTTATGGCTGCTGTTGCAGAGTCCGAAGCAGTCAGTATGTCCGACAACATCAAATGGGGCAAACGGAAAAGATACGAAAAAGGAATAATCGAAAGCCTCGCTGTCAGTACAATGTTGGGGTTCCAACAGCAGGACGGCGAGATTTCTATTATAAAGGAGGAGGCAGCAATCGTCAGAAAGATTTACGACTACTTCCTTGCAGGCCATAATTATGAGTACATCTCACAACGGCTACGTGAGGAAGGAATCCCTACCAAGCATCCCGGCGCAACTTGGGCGAACCGCACAGTCTTTAATATTCTGGAGAATGAGAAGTATTGCGGGGACTGCTTGTTTCAGAAAACCTTCATCGAGTCCCCACTTACACACAAGCCCATACTCAATCGTGGTCAGTTGCCACAATTCCTGGTGGAGGATGTGCTGCCTGCAATCATCCCCAGAGATGAATGGTTGGCAGTTCAGGAACTACGAAAACGTCACGCCGGAAAAGGACTGAAGCAGAGCGTGGAATACCCGTTCACCAATATGCTTGTCTGCCCGTACTGTGGCAAGAAATATGGCAGTTACTCAAGTGCCACACATAACCGAGAACTGGTTAACTGGTATCGTTGTAAAAGCCGTCTTGATCATACCGCAGTGGAAGTGCCCGGAATGATGTACACACCACCAACTCGTCTAAGAGTGGAGAACCCTTCTCCTGCGATGGTTGCCTATCGAGAGAAGTACAATCACCCAACTCCGCCGCGGCAAATGATCTGTTCGGACATTCGAATCCCTGTTGAATATCCGAAGAAGGTCTTTGTTCGTGCCTGGAACCAACTTGTCAGCAAGAAGACCAGATACCAACCCATTCTTCAACGAACGGTCGAAACCACGGACAACGCCCTCACACGGCTGAGAGCCAAGGAAATGATATCAATGTTGGACAGCGTAGGCAGACTGGATGGTTTTGACTATGCTCTGATGTTACGGACGCTTGACTTCATTGAGGTACATTCTGAGGAAAGAATGACCGTGGTTTTTCAATCAGGCATCCGCATCACCGTTAGATAAAAATTGGGCTACACTTTTGATTTTTGGCTCCCTGGAGGGGTCAATCTAAAAAAGTGTAGCCCAGTTTTTTGCCCCCATTTTTGCGCACATAATGATGGCCATGAAATCTGTCAACGATAATTATTCGAGGACTTTCGAGGTTTTTCGTGTCCAATTGCGGCGGTAGCATGAGTGGCACAAAAGCACCGAAAATCCGCATAAAATCGGAGTTTTCTCGGCATTTGAACCCCCTAAAACAATTTGAACCCCCTTATGAACCCCCTTGCTGTAATCGTATTATTGTATCAAGGGCATCGTTGCAAGGCATATAAGCACGATGGTTTTGATACGAAACCATCGTGCTTTTTCTATATTGGTTGATATTTACACAGCAATTTGATACAATCTATTCGACAAACTTGAATTTGACGA